TGCATCTTTTGACGCAAATACTTTACCAACAGAAGCTGGAACTGGTATTACTACAGGTTCTGGAACAATCTACAGAAGTTCTGTACAAAGAAATGGTGGTATTATTACAACCAAAATACTAATTGATTTAACTGGTTTGAGATCAACTGGTGGAGCTGATATTATTGGTGTAAATGGCACTTCTTTAGTTTGTCATATTGGTCAAATCACAGCAGCTACGAATGGGACTATCTTAACTGGTAGTATGGAATGTTTTGAAGCACCAGCAGGTGGTGATCCAGATATTAATGTACACTCTGCTACAGAAGGAACTGGAGTAGAAGACGCTGCTATTAGTGGGTTAAGTGAAACATTATTGGTTAACGCAGGTGATGCAACTTTAGGAAGTAAGGTTTACTTTACTGCCGTTCCAGCCGCAGATCAATTCTTATACTTAACAACTGGAGCTGCAACTGATGCAGATTACACAGCAGGTAAGTTATTCATTGAATTGATGGGCTACGCAGCATAATCTATGGGGGTTAATACCCCCATCTTTTTTATAAGGAGATTAATATGGCAGGAGCAAGTTCAGACGTAAAAGTAACCTTTATAAGTGATGAGGTTGCAGCCGATCCGAATGGCTTTTCAGCATCAGCACAAGTCGCTAATAATGCTGCTCTGGTTTTAGGTGGAGCTTTAGCCGATGGAGGTGCAGTAACTCTTGGTTCGGCAAGAACCGTTGTTATTACATCTGGTGGCGATGATAGTGGTATATCTTTTAATGTTGTAGGTACTGATCTTGATGGTGCTTCTTTAACTGAAAATATCACAGGAGCAGATACAGGAGCAGCAACAGGTTCTAAATACTTTAAAACAATAGTTAGTATCACTGCTGTAGGCGATCCAGCTGGAACAGTAATAGCTGGAACAACAGGATCAGCAGCAGATATAATTTTTGGAGGCAGAACACGTCTTAAAGGTTATTCTATTGTTTCTGGTGGAACAGCAGGAGTTATCCAATTTGTTGATGGTGAGCCTAATGGTGGTGGCTCAGCTTTATTTAAAGCTAGAACTATTGGTACAGATAATACAACTATAGATAATACTATCCCACAAAATGGTGTTTTGTTTGAAAGTGGGGCTTATGTTGTCTACACAATAGGAACTACAGATATGATGAGTTTCTTCTTCGCATAGGAGTAGGAAATGGCTAAAGAACCTAAAATGTCCATTAAGTCTGGGCATAAAAGACCCACAAAAAGTGGGGCTGGCTTGACTAAGAAAGGAGTTGCTGCTTATAGAAGAGCAAATCCTGGAAGTAAATTATCAACTGCTGTTACAGGGAAAGTCAAGCCTGGAAGTAAAGCTGCGAAAAGACGTAAATCTTATTGTGCAAGATCGGCAGGTCAAATGAAAAAGTTCCCTAAGGCTGCGAAAAACCCAAATAGTCGTTTGCGTCAATCTAGAAAAAGGTGGAAGTGCTAATGGCTATGACACGAGGAAACATGGAGAGTCAAGTGAGTAAACCAGGATTATATGCGAACATTAATAAAAGAAAGAAAAAAGGTATTTCTAGATCAAAAAAGAATAGCACTATTTCAAAAGATGCTTATGCAAATATGAAAGCTGGGTTTCCTAAAAAGAAAAAGAAGAAAAAAGTAACTAAAAAGGCTTAATTATGATAACAAGGTTTTATAAATGGGTTCTATCTTTTTTTCCTAAGATGTGCCAATGTAAACAAGTCCACTTAAAACCCATGAGAGGTCGAGGAAGACCCAGAAAGGAAAAGTAAATGGTTAAGAAATTATCTCCTAAACAAAAAAAGTTAGCTGGCATGGCTTCTCCCAGAAATAAAATAACAGGAGCAGATTTTAAAAAGTTGGCTAAGAAAAAGAAAGTATTAAAACTCAGTGGTGGTGGTTCAGCTAATAGTACTAAAGGCACTTCCTCTTCTGCTATGGCAAGAAAATTAAAAGAAGTGGAAGAGGGTAGATTGAGTGTTAAGGATGCTTTACTTTATTTCACTGGCAAAGCCATTAAAAAGGATTAACAAATGGCAACTTCAAGTTCTGTAGATTTTGAAATAGATGTAGCTGAATACATTGAAGAAGCATTTGAAAGATGTGGAATCGAGATTCGCACAGGGTATGATCTAAGGTCAGCCAGACGTTCTATGAATTTGCTATTTGCAGACTGGGCTAACAGAGGCTTAAACCAATGGACTATTACACAAAGAACACAGGCTCTTACAGCTAATGATGTAGATTATGCTTTGGGTGCTGACATAATAGACATACTTAGTATGGTTGTTAGAAGAAGTGGTACAGATTTTAGTATGACCAGAATAAGCAGAGATGATTACATAAATTTACCTACTAAAACGACGACAGGTAGACCAAGTCAGTTTTTCCTGGATAGGCAAATAGCACCTAATTTAAAAATATGGTCAGCCCCAGAAAACAGTACTGATGTTTTAATTTACGATGCTTTGACCAGAATACAAGATGCTGATGCTTCTGTGAATACTGTTGATATACCTTTCAGATTCTATCCTTGTTTAACAGCAGGATTAGCTTATTATTTAGCTATGAAAAGAGCTCCAGATAGAATAAAGATATTAAAAGCAGTTTATGAAGAAGAGTTTGAAAGAGCTGCTGCTGAAGATAGGGATAGAGCGAGTTTAAGTTTAACCCCTAGTACAACTTATTATGGATTGATATGAAATTTGCACTTGGTAAAAAAGCTAAATTTATTTCCGACCGTAGTGGATTTGCCTTCCCTTTTAGAGAAAAAGTAAAAGAGTGGAATGGTCTTCTTGTTCACAGATCTGAGTATGAAGAAAAACACCCCCAACTAACTCCTAAAAAACCTCCTTTTGAGCCACAGGCTTTGTTTAATTCAAGAGTAGATAGAACAGAAGTTGCCATAGAAAGATTATTATTGCCAAATCCTTTTACTTCAAGTTCATTTGGAATAGCAACTATTACTGTTACTGAGAAAAATCATGGGAGGGCTACTGATGATGTTGTTCGGTTTAGAAATGTAAAACCTTTTGCTGGATTTACAGTATCTGTTTTACAACAAGCAACGGGATATAGTATAACCAAAGTTAATGATGATTCTTATACTTTTTCTGCTAATGGTGAAACAGCAACTTTAGCAAACACAAAAGGTGGTGGGACTATCGTAACAGCAGGTCCAGTAACGGTGGTAGGATAATGAGTTACACATATACACAATTAAAAACAGCAATAAAAGATTACACTGAAACAGAAGAAAGTAGTTTTGTTACACATTTGCCTGATTTTATATTTTCTGCCGAAGAAAGATTATTCAAATCAGTAGATCTAGAATATTTTAGAAAAAACGTAACAGGGGCTTTTACTTCTTCAGATCAGTACTTGACTGTACCAGAAGATTTACTTGCACCTTTTTCTTTACAGATAACGACTTCTGGATCTGAAGGTTTTCTGCTTGAAAAAGATGTAAACTTTTTAAGAGATTATACTCCGAGTGCTTCTACTACAGGTCTTCCTAAATATTATGCACGGTTTGATATAGATCATTTTATAGTAGCCCCTACTCCTAATTCTGGATATGCGTTAGAATTACATTATTACTATAGACCAACAAGTTTAACTAAAAGTACTTTAACTCTGACTCTTGCGTTAAGTAGTAACTTCACAGATGGAGAAACGATTACAGGATCGACAAGTGGTCAAATAACTACTCTTAACAGTAAACCGACTACCACTTCGGCATTGGTTGTTGTTCCTACGGGAACTTTTACAGTTGGAGAAACGATTACAGGTGCAAGTAGTGGTGCAACAACTACTATTTCAACAATAGGATCTGATACCACTGTGACATGGTTAAGTGAAAATGCAAAAAATGCTTTACTTTACGGATCTTTATTTGAAGCTTATACTTACTTAAAAGGTGAAAAAGATATATTAGATTTATATAATGGTAGATTTTTAGAAAGTGTGGCAAGGTTAAAAGACTTAGCAGAAGCACGAGAAAATGCTGATGCGTATAGAAGAGGGTTACCTCAGTCTCGGAGAACGTAAATGGCTTTAATTTTAGGAGATAGAGTTAAGGAAACTTCTACAACCACAGGGTCAAGCGACTATACTTTAGGTGGAGCTGAAACAGGTTTTAGAACATTTTCTACTGTCATAGGTAATACAAACACAACCTATTATTGTTGTACTGATGGTGTTGATTTTGAGGTTGGTGTTGGCACATACGCAAGTTCTGGCAACACTTTATCTAGAACAGCTATTTTAGAATCAAGTAATAGTAATTCTGCTGTTGTTTGGACAAGTGGAACAAGAACAATATTCTGTACCCAACCAGCCGAAAAAGCTGTCTTTCTTGATGCAAGTGGTAATATGCCTATTACTAATAATGCGACCATAGGTGGTACTTTGACTGTTACAGGTGTTTTAACAGGCTCAGAGTTAGACATCTCAGGTAATATTGATGTAGCTGGCATAACAAATTTAGATGCAGTTGATATAGACGGTGCTGTGCAAATTGATAATACTATAACAGTGGGTGCTAATGATCAAGGCTATGACGTAATTCTTTATGGTGATACTGCATCAGCAAACATAACATGGGATACATCAGCAGACGATTTAATATTTAATGGAGCTGCTGGGTTAATCGTGCCAGAAGGTCAATTTACTTTAGGCAGTACAGCAGT